AAACGAGCCACGCGATCAGTTCAATTACATCCGCTTCACCCATCCTGATACACGTCAATACGAGTACAAGTTCATTCCTAAGAATGGCGCCGACATGCGTAACAGCAGCGGTAGTACCGATTTTTGGTTGCTTAATGCCACTGCCGGCGGCACATCTGAACTAACCGAGAACGTCACCACGATTTACGGTCGTTTCACGATCAACGCCCCAGCAACAAGAACGTTTAAGACGGCAATCCAGCAGAACATTGAGTTTTTGAATGGTCCTACTCCGGGATCACCTGGCTTCTCTCTGCCTACATTGCCCAGCGTCATTTCACTGGTCAAGTTTTACCCAGAAGAAGAAGCAAATCGTACTTATCCATCAAGCCTTAGCTACCTAGGTGTTGTCGCTGTACCTGGCAGCGTTAGCGAAGGCAAGATGGGGGCCTTTGCGTGGGAGATCTTTGGTTCTGCAGATACATCCTCTGTTCCCGCTGGGGGCGAAACAACTGCGGTTGCCGTTGAGATATCTGGTACGCGATCAATCACTATTCGCTACACCGCTCGCAAAACATTCCGCATTGGGCATTACAGCGGACAGAACCATACTTGGGACGTTATTGGCTACGAAGTTGTATCGGCCACGGGCGAATGGACGTTAAACGAGCAGTTTGTTGCCGCACGTAACATCAGCGGTTCAAACCCCTTCAGGAATGCTACTGGCGGTCCAATTACATCAGCCGGTGTACTGTTAAGCATTTCTGGATTGCGCACAATCGCAGAAGTACAAGGACGCGCACAAGGTTTGTACGAGGAATTCTTTGGCCGCGCTAGAAACGTTGCAGTCGGAACGGTGGGCACTTACACGGCAACATATTCAAAACCAGAGGGAACGCTTGTCATTGATTTCCGATCAACGTCTTACGCCAACTTCCAGCATTGGTCTGGCGCTAATTATCTATGGAACGATCCTGCCATAACCGTTAATCCAACCTTGACGACTGGTACGTGGTCGGTTGACGAACTATTTGATATCTTTGAAACCACTGCTGCAACAAACCCGTTCCGCGCACCGGGCAGTATTGTTGGCGCTCAATATCAAATCAAGGCAGTCTCAACAGTTGACCTGCCGCCCGGATTGATTAACTCCGATCGTGCGTTTGAAGGGCAAAGTCAATATGCCGACTTGAGTTTCTATGGCGGCTTGGTTGAAAAATCCAACGCTAATTCGCCAGAGCATTCCATTTCGTATGTGAACGAGATGGTCGCCAATCAATTTGTTCCGACCTACGACAACCTCACCATCGCCGGTCTTGCCTTAAAAGCCAGTCGTAATTTCTCGTCACTGGATCAGATTCGCTTCTGGCTATCCAATGGCTGCCCCGTCAAGCGTTTCCATCCTGATGACAACAGCAGCATCGGCCCTAGCAATCTGCTCTGCGATCTGGTGTTCCATCTGCTGACAGATCAAGTTGCAGGCGCTGGTCGTGTTTTGAACATGACGCCTACTAATCCAAGTTTGATCAACACCGATGACTTGGTGCAGACCGCTAAATTTCTCAAAACCAACAAACTGTTTTTTGATGGCGCGATTACATCACCTGTAAACCTGCGGCAGTACATTTCCGAAGTCGCCCCGTACTACCTTTGCAACTTTGTCATTAGTGACGGCAAATTTAGCCTTGTGCCAGCTTTACCAACCACAGGATCTGGCGCGATCAGTTCTAATCCTGTAAGCATTTCAGCGCTGTTTACTTCTGGCAACATCCTTGAGGATTCCTTCCAGCTGGAATACTTACCAGCGGAAGAGCGCAAAGACTTCCAAGCTGTTGTGCGTTATCGCCAGTCGCTGCGTAATCAATTCCCAGAAGAAAAAACAGTAGCTGTCCGCTGGGCGGATTCGACCACAAACTACGTGCCGGTTGAGGCATTTGACCTTACGGGTTATTGCACCAGCGCCGACCACGCACGGCTAGTAGGTAAGTTTTTCCTGTCCATCCGTCGCCGCGTTACGCACTCCATCAAGTTCAGAACTACCCCTTATGGTATTGATCTAGCGCCGGGCAAATTTATCAAGGTCATCACAGAAGCCAGTCCGTATAGCGCAGCCCGTAACGGTACTATTGGGGCTGATGGCACGATCACCAGCGTCAGTGAAATCACCAACGGCACCTACAGCATTGTCTATTACAACGTTGACTTTGAGGATGTTGCCGAAGCATCAATGACCGTTAGCGAAGGCAAGGTCACACAAACCAGCCTTTGGAACAGCGTTTTTACCATCAAGGAAATCACCCGCTCGGAAAACGTCTACATGGTGGAGCAGCTTACAATTAACGAAGAAGGCATCGTTGAAATTTCAGCATCCGAGTTTCCCTGTGACGCCAACCTGTCTAGCGTGATGGCTAAAGACGTGTTGACGGACTCGCTCTTTGTCTTCGAGAACTGATGACTTATCCCACCCTTGCTCCCGCTAGTCGCTCCTTTACGCCAGGCGACTATCCCATCAAAACGTATCAGTCGCAATCTGGTGTCGAAACGCGAATCCTTTATGGCAGCAAGCGTACCAACATGACACTGGAGCTGAGCTACGACAACATCACGGACACCGAAGCCCAGTCTTTTGCCACACACTACGACGAGGTAAAGGGTTCGTATTTGACTTTCGCGCTTCCCAGCGCCGTGCGATCTGGTTGGACGGGAGCGCCGGCAACGATTGATGTTGTCTCGGGCGCTGCATGGCGCTACGACGAACCGCCTTCAATTACAGCGGTCAAACCCGGCATCAGTAGAGTACAGGTCAAGCTCAAAGGCGTCTTAAGCTAGGGACATGGCCAAGTTTTACACCGGACGTGACGGACGCCTTCTGATCGGCGACAACACCTTGGTGAAGGTGACGAACTGGCAGTTATCGGCTGAGCTTGAAACACTGGAGACCACAACGCTGGGTGATTCGCAACGCACTTATGTGCCGGGGCTGCAGTCGTTTAGCGGTAGTGCCAATTTGATGTATTACGTTGACGACGACAATACAAATGACGCATCAACGCTTCTGCGTAAAGTCATCAAAACATCAGCAGTTACAACAGCAGATACTGTTTCCTTGACCTTGCGTTTAACGGATGGCGGTACTAATAATGATGTAACACTTACCGCATACATCACTAGCGCCAACATTGGATCATCTGTGGGTGAAGTTGTCACCGCTCAGATCTCATTCCAAGGCACTGGCGCGTTGACAACCGCTTCAATCTGATGTCTGTTTATCTTGGCAATTACGGTTTTGTTGAGTTGCGCCGAATGTCGGATGCAACGCAGAAGGCATCAGTCGTCAATCCGGGTGACGTTAATGCTGCACGCCGCCGCTTTAGCTTTGACTTTGAAACAGGCTTTTTGACAAGCGGTGATCAGGTAGAAATCACCAGTACAAATGGCGCTGATCTTGATTTTGTTGACCCAAGTGGCTGGCTGGTTAATGCCCGCCAATCATCTGGCGCGTGGTACATCAACGTTGACGATCTAGGCGGCATCAGGCTTTATGACACATACGACAAATCGTTGGCCGGCATTCAAGATCAGGCGATTGTTTTAACCAGCATCGTTGATGACATACCGATTGTCGCCCGTGTCGTTAATGCAGTGCCGCATATTTTGGCCGAGTGTACTTACTTTGAATTGAGCACTAGCCGTGAAGCTGTTGATACGACAGCACTAGGCGATGAGTTTCGTTCGCAGTATTCCAGCTTGATTTCTGGCAGCGGTCAGTTCAGAGCGTTTTGGGAATACCTGCCGCAATACGCGCAAAATTCCAGCACCGAAAATGCTCACTACTTGCTGCAACTAGCGGTACGAACTGAAGTCGGATCTAGGTTCGGCGCCAAGCTGTACCTAAAATCCCAAGGCAACGGCACCACTGTTGCTGCACAGGATGATCTGATCTGGTACGAGATCGAAGGCATTGTTACTCAAGCCGCCGTTAATTTTGCGCCAGATAGCACCGTTGAAGTCACCGCTGATTTTGTAACTACCGGACCGATTCAACTGCTGAGCAAAACTGCCCCAGACAATAAGGTGCTACAAGAAAACGATGATGATATTCGTTTAGAGCAAGATCCTATTTCTAGCTTGTTACGCGAGGCCAGCTAAGCTGGGGCAAAGCATCTGCGTTGACTGGGTGAAATGGCAGACCTTCGTATTAGCGAGCTTCCATCGCTAGCCGGCGCCAATCTCGCAAGCGGCGATCTGCTGCCCATTGTTGATGTATCGGCCAGCGAAACCAAGAAAATTACAGTACAGGATGCGAT